AATATCTGCAGATAATTCACCTTGAATACCGTGACAAGTATTTGTTAAACCGCAATATCTAAAATAGAAACCATTATAGGGAATCAATAGTGATCCATTATTTTGGAAGGGGGTAAATTTATTAAGTGAATTAATTATATCTTTATAGGTATTTTCGGGGGATGTTTGAAGTTTATATTTTTCTTCTAATTCTGTTTCAAAGTGTTTGATAATAATATCATCATGTTCTGTTTTATCTTCATCTTCTTTTTTGTATAATCTTTTACTATTTTGAACGATTGGTATAATCCATTTTGGTAATAGTAATGGTTTATTATTTTCTATATCTTGTATAAATTGAAGGGAATCTGACGGTATTTTATGATCTTCTTTGAATAATTTTACAAAATGTTCTACAATATCTGATATTTGGTTAATTAATGATACATTATTGAATGCATTTAGACTGGTTATTAATTCAGTTAATAGACTTTCTTTTTTTTCTTGTAATGAATAATCTTTAACTTTTTTTTCTTTAACATCAATTTCTATTTCAGGATAAAGATCTTTAATTACTAATAAATCCATTGTATCTATTTCTTTAAAATCAAATTCTTCAACTTCTTCTATTTCAAGAATTGTATAATTATTTGTTTTAAGAAGAATACGATTATCATTATTTAGATCAAGTATTTCTTGATTATTTTCTTCATCAATTAGAATTACTTTTTTATCATCAATAAGTTTTTCTTGAACTACGAGTAATTTATCAACCGGTTCATCATCTTCTTCAAAAATAACAATAAAAGTATTATCAATATTAAAATCATATTCATAGACCAATGGATTATCTATTTCAGGCTCTACTACTTCTACATCAAAAGCTAAATCTTGATCAAATGATTCTTGATCGTCTGGTATATTTTCTGAAATAGACGCTTCATCTATATTCATATTACTTATATATATATAAATTAATATTTAAAAAATTAGAACATGAATTAATTAATTATAATGGAATTACAGAATTTTATTAATGAAAATGAAGATTACCTTCGTGTTTTTAAGGAACATAAATTATATGTACGTAAATATTCACAATTAGATTTAGCATTGGTAAAATGTTATAAAAATAATAAATATGAATACGATCTACATCCATGGCTAAAATATTGTCGTGGAGCAATTATTAATACGAAAACAAACCGTCTAGTTTGTATTCCACCTATGAAATCTTTAGAGAGGGAATATGAAATAGAGAATGTTATTAATGGATACAATGGAGAGGATGAATATCAACCACTTATTGAAGGTACAATGATAAATATGTTTTATCATAATGATGAATGGATGATTTCTACAAGAAGTAATATTGGAGCTAAAAATTCGTGGGAAAAGAAAGAACCATTTTGTAAGTTATTTTTAGAGGTGAATGGTAGCGAGTGGTTTAATGAATTAAATAAGAATTATTGTTATTCTTTTGTATTATGTCATAAAAAAAATCGAATTGTTTCATTGATTGAAGATAATATGATATTTTTAATTGAGAATTATGAATTAGGTGAATTACCAATAAGAAAAGAATTAAAGGAAATTACAAATATTAATTTAATATTTAATTTCCCTGAAGAATATTTAATTAATTATAATAATTATCTACCTTTTTCTATTAAAGGACTTACAATCAAGAATAAGAATAAAAGGGTTAATTGGATAAATCCTGAATATACATATGTGGAAGGTTTAAAAATGAATTATAATGATCCATATTTAAATTATATCGCATTAAGGCAAAAAAGGCTATTAAAAGAATATCTAAAGTTCTTTCCAGAAGATTATCATATATATAATCAATATCGTATGGATTTTAATATTATCAAACAATTATTATATGAGTCATATGTTTCAAAGTTTATAAGAAAGGAAATTGAAATCAGTGATATTAAATATCCTTTACGACCTTTAGTATTTGAGTTACATAAATTTTATAAAGAGAGCGGTGAAAGTATTAATATTAAGATTGTTTCTGATTATTTACATAATTTGCCCGGTAAAAAAATGTTATTTATAAATAATTATCTCTTTAAAAAGTAAATGGAGTATTCCTTAACAAAAGATCAAAGTATTTATTTATTATTACTTTCCAAGATAGATGAGTCACAAATATGTCGTTATATAATCGGTTTAAAAAATCGCAAAGAAAAAGTTGAAGCATATAATTATCATTATGAACAATGGGAAAAGATAGCCTCAAAATATTTCAAATGTCTTGAGAATAGATATCCTACTTATTCTTATATTTTTAATGGTAATGAAATAATTGCAAAAAAAGATAATAATTTAGTATTTTTTAAAGAAACAGGGATATCTTATCAAATTCGGGATTTAGTAATGGGTCTAATCAACGGATATGAAAAAGATAATCTATCCGAAGAAGAAAAAAAAATATGGAGGAAAGATGATGATAATCTTTATAAAGGATTAGCAAGGAAGATTCAAGGTAAAATGATTGAATTATAATTTTTTGTCTGCTTCACCTTGAATAATAGATAGTGATTTAATTATTTCACTGGATGCTTCTTGAAGTACTTGAATAATTGAGACTACTTTTTGAGGTTTATTACTGTGAAACATATTATTATTTGGATTCAGCGATAAGTTTAGAAGAATAATATCTTCTAATGGATGTTTCTTTTTATATCCGCAAACTGACAAAATAGAGTCATCATCAATCATATTCATTGATACATAAGATTGTATTATATTTCCAATTGTATCATCAAACCCTTGAATTTTAATTATAAATATTGAATCTTCATTGATTGAACTTAAACTCATGAATGTATTTTCCTCTACGGATAATTTTGGTAATTCTTTCATAAATAGTTCAAATTGGTCAATAATTAGTTGTATTGCGAGGATAAATAGTTCTTTAGAACTAAGGTAATGGACTGAATCAATTGTAAATGTATACCAATATGGTTCAGCATTTTGATCCCTATAGAAATATCTTTCTGATTCAGAAATTCTTAATTCTTTTTCATATTTTATTCTATCTTTTTTTTGTATTTGATTTACATTTATTTTTTCTTGAAGTATTTTTTGAAATAATTCTTCATCTTTTTTAAATGAATAAGTGGCCCTTGAAACTGCTTGCCAACGGGCATCTTCATAACCAAATGAAACAGAAGGCACACCATAGAGTTCAAGATCTTGATTTACGGATGATTTTGTTAATTTAAGTTCTGTGATTATACAATATTCATTTTTTGATTGGAAACGATAAGGTTGAAAAATCTTTACTTTTTCTTTATCTGAAAGTGTTTTTGATTGATCATAATTATCAATACTAATTTCACCTTCATCATTTAATTGTATTCCTTCCTTGAGTGGATATATTTTAAAGTCTTCTGCTGTAATAGTTGTAATGGGTTCATTCGGATTATTTTGAACATCTAAGTGAAATAGATAATCTTTTTTATATTTACTTGGATTAATATACAGTGGTATTAATGAAATACGGTGTGATAAGAATTCATTATGGAGTGATGTATTATTTTTCTTAATAATCATATCTGAGTTTCCATCCTCTGTTCGGAAAGCAACTGTTGGAATTGAAGATAATAATGTTCTACGGATTCCATTGACAATACTTTTATGAAGTCCTTTTCCTTGAATATCAAATCTAATATTTTTCCCTTTACTTTTAGGGTCAATTTTTGGATCAAGTTGAATAATAATATCTGAAATCATTCTTTATAATTGTTTATATAAATATTATATAATTATCAAATTTTAAATATGTTTATTTGTAATAATTCTTTTATATATTAAATAAATGAGTAATGAATTAAAGTCAATAATATATATTAGTAAAAGATGTCCATATTGTCGTAAACTCCTTCTATTATTACAAACAAAACCTGAATTAAAGGGGTCAATACAAATTACCTCTGTTGATGATGAGCCTTTTCCAAAAATTATTAAAAGTGTCCCTTCCATGGTAACTAATGGAGAAATATGGAATGCTGAAGAAATTTTTGCAGCATTAGATGATAATAGAAACAATGTAACAACAACGCCTCAAAATACTCCAAATGAAAGTCAACAAAATACAAGTAATGAGGATTCTCTACAAGATTATTATCAAATAGATAATAATCTATCATATGCTCCAATTGAAGGTGGTAATATTATAGATGATTCCAACTATGCGTCAATTGATGAAGAAGATGTATCTGTAGATACTCGTAGTGATGGATATATAACAAATAATAAAAAAGCGACTCAATTTGATAATGATTATGAAAAATTAATGTCTGACCGGTCAAATTTAATGTCTGAGATGAAGAATTAATGCGTAAAATATATAGAGAAATAAAAATATATAATACAATAAATGTCTGAAGAAATCTATAAACTATTTAAATTATTCATTGGAGATATTTTAAATGTTTTTCCTGAATATACGGAAAGGTTAAATAATTATTATAAGGATATTATTGATTCGGATGAATATATTGAAAATCCCAAATTGAATGAGTTTTTAGAAAATATAAGTCTAATAAGTGATAGAGTTGTTGAAAAAGATGTTACATTATTTCAATCTGATCCAATAATTTTACAGAATGTATCATTTAAGTTAATTTGGAATTCTGATATTACATCAACTACTAAAAACAGTATTTGGAAGTATCTTCAAACATTCTGTATGTTAAAGATTAAGTTAGAATCAAGTGACAAGATAAATGATGTTATTAAAACAATTGAATCAAATCAAAAAGTAAAAGATAAAAAAACGGTTGAAAATATGAAGAAGTTAAAGAAATTAAATGAGAGTTTTGATACTGAAGTACTTAAAAAAGTTGTTGATGAAAACCCTGAATCGTTAACTAATAATATTGGAGAACTTGATAAAATGTTTGGAGAAACAGATATTGGTAAAATTGCTAAGGAAATTACCGATGATTTAGATATTGAGGGGATTATGAAAAATGGTGGTGGGATTGAAGATATTTTTAATGGGGGAAACATGATGAATATTATTCAATCAATAAGTAGTAAAGTTTCAAATAACAGTGAAGGGAATCCTGAACATTTATTAAGTGAAGCAACAAATATATGTAATTCAATGCAAGGAAACCCTTTATTTAGTACATTAATGAATATGCAAAGTGGACTAATGGGTAATATGGGATTAGATATTCCGAATGTACTAGGAGAAGATAAAAAAGAAGATATTAAAGATCCAATCAGTGAAGATAAAAATACTAAGAATATTAATATTGAAGGACCAAATAATCCTAATAAAACTCAACAAAGATTAAGGAAAAAATTAGAAGAAAAAAAGAAACTTAATGTTGAAAAAATGAATTAGTTTTAATAATTATAAATATAAATATAAATATTATATAATAATATAATATGGGAACACCACTATGGACAGAAAACTTATCAATTCTATATGAAAAGAGATATTTATTTGAAGTTATTCCAGATAAACATTTTGATTTCAATCGTAAATTAAATAGTTTATTAAGGTTATCTATTTATTATTCAACAATTGTTTTCTTAATGGATAACTCAAAAACGGATTTACTTTATGTACCATTTGTAGTTGGTATAATTACTTATATTTTAAGTATGAAGTTTAAAGAAACATTTATTAATAAAACAAATGTTGATTTAATGAATATGGATGAAAGTGATGGGGAAGATTCAAACGAAAAATTAATCGAAAAACTAGATGGTTCATGTAAAACCCCTACAAAGAGTAATCCATTTATGAATCCTGAAATTTATGATTACAATACTAAAAACAATACAACTGATTCTTGTGATTCATATAATAATAAAGGGGTTCAACAAAGTATTGATCAGAAGTTTAATTCTTCATTATATCGCGATGTTAATGATATATTCGGGAAGAGTAATTCTGCCCGCCAATTTTATACTGTACCTGGAAATTCCATTCCAAATGATCAAGGGACATTTGCTAAATGGTTGTATGGGACTCCGAAAACTTGTAAAGAGGGTAATGGTCTTCAATGTGCCGCAAATCAATATGGTGTAAATCGTGGACCTTAAAAAATATAATTTTAAAAATAAAATATATTTTCATTATATAAATGACAGAAATAGAAAATAATGTAGAATCAAATGGATATCATGGTGGATTTGAATCAAATCTTCCTTTAGATCAATTACAAAAATGCTCAAAAAATGACACTGATTTAGTTTTTTCATTAGATAAAAAAGCATCTTTAAAATCTGATCCAGCTGTTGTTAACCTTGAAATTCAACAAGGTTTTGGTGTTGGTAGTTATCATTTAGATAATATGTATGGTTGTGATTGTAATCTTACTAATGCTCGTGAGGTTCAATTAAGTCAACCTAATATTAATTTTACAGGTGGTAAAGGATGGATGGGTGAAAGCGGTTGTTTAATTGATAATGATTCTAAGTTAAGAACACATGAATTAACAAATAAACGTTTTATTAATCAATTCCCTCAATTACAGAATCAAGGATTCTTCGGAAAAGGTGCTTTCCATGTTGATAAAGAAACGGAATTACGTGATTCTGATATTATTCAAGAAGATAGACCTTGTAACTCATTAACTGGATCAACAACATTACCATTATCAATTACACCAATGATTGATAGATTAGAAAAAGAAATTCAAGATCCTAAGAACATTATTCCAGAAGAATCTATGGATTCGTGGGTTAGAGGTGGTCTACCAACACGTCAAATCGTACGGAATTTAGACTATATGAAACGTGTTCAAGAAAAAAAATAAATTATAATATATAATATAATAAAGAATGAGTATATTTCAAAAATTAAATCAGAAATTAGAAGAGGAATCTGATATTCAATCATCAACTCCAAGTAATTACTTATTAAACTCTAGTCCATTTGAAGTTAAAGATGGTCCTATTTATCCCTGGGCTCCAACGGTAAGATTACAAAAAATCGGAGGTTCACTTTTAAAGGATAAGAATATAACTGACGTAGAATCCGAATTAAATAATATTACAAGACCATTATCAAATGATCCTAATACTCATTATAAACCATCAGAAGAAGAAGTAATTAAACACTCGAACCTTAAGGATGGATTCTTTCATCAAGATAGTACATTATTATCAAATCCTCCAAGTCTTTTACGGGGTCAAACAAAAAATCGTTGGATTAATTTATACAAGGATCCCTTAAAAAATTCTTTAGAACCATTTGATAGATTAGGAGACAATACATACCTTAAATTAATTGATGGAGAAGATAAATGTGCCGAGAATAATTAAATTTGATTTTTAATTTACCTTAATTTTTAAAAATGTTCTTTTATCTTGAATGGATTGATAAAAGACCAAGTAAAATATTTTTAACAGAAGAGAGACCAAAAGAAATTAATTATGAATGTTCATTTAAAATTCAAAAAAAGGAATATAACCTTTGTGGAAATATAAATCCAAATTTTCTTACCTTTTATCCTTCTCCTAAATTACAATACACTAAAAATCAATATCTATTATCTCATTTACAGAAATCAGTCAGAAGAATGGATTCAGTTAAATCAGTAAAAACAGCAAAACATTTAATTGATTTAGATTTAATATCATTTTTAAGGAGGCTTCCTATTATCATGTTAGAAGATGTAACTATTCATGAATCTATTTCTGTAATTATATGGTTAATGATTGCTGTTTCAAAAAAGTTTGTTATGAAAGTTGAAATAGTGAAATGGTTATTAGGTGTGGTTTATTATCTATCAAATGAAGTTATTCAAACTTCATATTCAAAAGAAATAAATGAACATCAATGGGATCCTCAATTATATTCAAATAAGATAAATATAGTATTATATTCATTAAGGTTTAGAAAGTGTTATGGTGGTATGAAAGGGGATATGGAGATGATTGAATATTATATTGGATTAATAATTAATAATCAGTTACAAATCGCTGATGATAAGATACCAATTATTAAAATAGAAATGGATCCTCTTTTAAGAGAAGATTGGATCTATCAAGCAAATGATTTTCATTGTAATCGTTATATTTTAAATAGTATTCAAAAATATTATCCATATTTACATCAAGATTATATAAAAAAATTAATCTGGAATTTTAGTTCGTCAATAAATAAACGTGGATTAATCCTCCAAGAACAAAAATATGTTGATGATTGGAATTTAATTAAAAGAACAGTAAAAAGGGTTCAAAAGAATTGTATCTACTATTAAAGATAAATAAATAATAAATATTATAATATGAGTGATAAAGAAAGAGAGTATTTAACAGATTCTATTTTTTTATGTAATGGACAACTATTTTGTGAAGAAAATAATAAAATTAAAGAAATAAAAAATCATAATTGGCATCATAAATTATATGAATATGGATGGGAGAAATTAAATAAACAATGGATTAAAAAACTTAATAATTATCAAGAATATCCTTCAAAAAATTCACTGTATGGTTCTTTGGATTGTGGTGGAGAAGGAGAATGTTTATTTCATTGTTTAAGTTATGCACTCAATGGTGATAATAATCCAAGATCTTTAAGAGAAGGATTATCAGAATCAATTACAAAAGAAAGATTTCAAATAATTATTGAATTTTATCAAGTAATGGATAGTATTAATGAATTTGAAGAAGATTGGGACCCAAATGAAATTAGTTATGAAGACTTTAAGAAAAAAGTTAAAAACGGTGGGAATGAATATTGGGGTGATTTCCTATTATTGAATCTATTAAAAGAATATCTAAATATTAATTTCATTGTTCTAAATAGTAATGACCTTACAAATGAATATTATTATTACCCTATATTTTATGAATATAATGAAAATATAAAAACAATCATTTTATTATATGAGAATGGTATACATTTTAAGTTAGTTGGAAAATTTCAAGGGGGTAATATGACTACATTATTTACAAAGGAGACAATACCAAATGAAATCTTAAAATTAATTAATTTTTTGAGATAAATAATAATAAATAATATATAGTATAAATATTAAATGGAAGTAGCTGTTTTAGCCGGACTAGTAGGAATTGGGTATTTATATAATTCAAATAATAAAGATAAAAATCCCATTAATAAACGCATTGATAAAGAAGTTTCAAAACCAAATGGAGAGAATGTATATCACTCTGAATTCTATAACGAAGCAGATAAAGTTATTCAAACACTTGCAACTAAAAACTTTGAATCATCACACGAAGAAGGTACTAAAGTTATTAATAATCAAAAATTAGATAGAATTGGTTCAGATTTGTATAGTAAACCATTAGATCAAGAAAAAGAGATTCATGAATTAAAAGAGAATTTTTCAGATTATATTTATAGTAATGCTACTGGATCATATATCTCAAAAGACGATTTTGAAAAAAATGATCAAGGATATGGAATGAAACCTTATTTCAGTAAAGCCCCAGTTATTGAAGGGTTAGGTGATACACGGAGATTAAATGCACACCAAGGTGGCAATCAAAATGAATTCTATAAAACAAAAAAAGAAACAGCAAACTTTTTCCCATTAGAAAAACAGGAGGTTTTTGGAAATACCTTCGGGGAAGGAATGGGTGATCAAACAAGATATGATTCAGGTAATATGAAGACAAATCAATTACCTTTTACACAAGAAAGAGTTTCACATATTGATACAAAAGGAGAACTAAATCGTGAAATCGGTAAAATTATTGCTGATAAAGCTAATATTGATAATTTAAGAACTGAAAATAATCCAAAATTAAGTTACAAAGGAAAACTAATAAGTGGTAAAAATATTAATGAAACACGTGGTAAGATGGGTGAATTTGAACACCGTAATCCAGATAAATTCTATGAAAGCGATCAATCCAAATGGTTTACTACAACGGGGGCTTATTTAGAGAAATCTCAAAGACCTCAAGAGATTATTCCAGCTACAAACAGGGCCTCACTTAATAATCAACCAATAGGAAATGTTGCTCCATCTGGTTCAGAAGAATCAGAAAAAAGACCTATGTTCAGAAAACCAATGAAAGTTCAACTTGGAAATGATAACATTAGAAATGCAGCAATTGAAAATCCATTGGTTAGTACTGAATTACATCAAAAAGGTTATAGAGCATTACCTAATGAAAGAGATACAACTACATTACGTAATTATCAAAGTAACTTAAAAACAGAAAACGTAAAACATGTTTTAGGAATTCAAGACGATATAAGAAAAACGAAGAAACAAACAACAATTACACCTAAGTATAATGGAAACTTACAAAATACAACTATTAATTCTATAGTAGGTATTCAAGACGACATACGGAAAACTAAAAAACAAACTACGATCCATTCTAAAAATAATGGTAATATTCACGGAGGATACAATGAATTAACATTAGGTTATGAAAAACCTGAGAATACAACAAAAGATACAACATTATTTGATTATATGGGGGGAGCAGGTGCTTCAGTTAAAGGTGATATGGATAAGATTAATTATCTAGAAAACGCAGAAACAAATCCAACAAAAGAAATTATTTCGAAAGGTAGATCTCCAACACTCAGTAATGTTAAACTTGCAAATGGAAAAGATAGAGTTAATATGGAGATTAATAAATTGGATTACGATTATACAAACCATAGATTAAATTCACTTGACCGTTTATATGGTCCTACAAAAGATATGGATAATCAAGGGGATGTAACTACTATGAAAGAAACATTAGATGATAATAGTATTGCAAACCGTATTAATCCTGAATTATTAAATCCATTCCGTAATAATCCATTAACACAATCATTAGAATCATTTGCATATTAAAATCTAATTATTTATTATAATGGCTAGGAGGAAGAAATCTATAAAAAGAACAAGGACAAAGAAAGTAAAACATAGAACGATGCGTAAAAAAAAAGGAGGGGGATGGTTTAGTTTTGGAAAAGATAAAGCAAAAGAAAAAATGAAAAAAACAACAGAAAGAATCAAATCATCCAATAATTACAAACAAATGAAACAAAAAGGGAAATATGCGTATAATCTAGGAAAAGCAAATAAGGAAAAAGTTTTGTTCTTAAAACATATTAATGATTTAGAACAAACTTGTAAAAAAATAAAAAAACTAAAACCAAATAATTTAAATAAACCAGTATGGTGTGATAATCTAGAAGATGAAGATTTTACCATGTTACATAATGGAGTCGAAACTACATTAAGTTCCTTAAATCAAGCAATACAAAATGTTAAACAACAAGAAGAACAACGTAAACAGCAAGAACAGCAACAACAGCAAGAACAGCAACAACAGCAAGAACAGCAACAACAGCAACAACAGCAACAACAGCAAGAACAGCAACAACAGCAACAACAGCAACAACAGCAAGAACAGAAACAACAGCAAGAACAGCAAGAACAGCAACAACAGCAACAACAGCAACAACAGCAGCAAGAACAGCAAGAACAGCAAGAACAGCAACAACAGCAACAACAGCAACAACAACAGCAAGAACAGCAACAACAGCAACAACAGCAACAACAACAGCAAGAACAGCAACAACAACAGCAAGAACAGCAACAACAACAGCAAGAACAGCAACAACAGCCGCAAGAACAGCAACAACAGCAACAACAGCAACAACAGCAACAACAACAACAACAGCAACAACAGAAACAACAACAGCAACAACAGAAACAACAAGAGAAACAACAGAAACAACAACAGAAACAACAGAAACAACAACAGAAACAACAAAAGAAACAAATGAAACAACAAAAGAAATTAGCAAAACAACAAAAGAAATTAGCAAAACAGAAGAATAAGTTCAATATTAATAAAAGTATTAAGAAGAATAAGTTCTTATCGAAGGGTTCGAAGGGCTTTTTAAAATTTAAAAAATAATTTTTTAATTTTTTTTTATTTTATTATTTTATTAAATGTCTAATGATGATGTAAAATATATTAATGGAGATGCGGACGATTTTACTATCTATTTATTTTCTGCCCCTCCTAAGGAAAAAAATACAATAAAATTAGAACTGAATCCTTCAAAGGATAATATTCATATTGGTTTACATATTTTTCAAGAATTATTGATGATTTTTACAAGTGGTATAAAATATTTATTTAGTAAGGATGAAATTGTAGATATTACTTCATTAACTGTTGATGATATTAGTTTAATGAATCATTATTTTCAGAGTATTGGATTTACAATATTGATTGAGACATTTACTATTTCTGAATATTTAAGTAATATGAAATTACCTAATTATTTCCGTAATCATGAATTAATCAAGGATAATACACCATTGGATGATTTTTATTATGAGACATACTTAGCGGGTATAATCTATCGTATTACTTTTAACTTTTTAAGATAAAGTTAAAAAAATAAAAATAAAATATTTTGAATACAAAATGGAAGATCAAAACTCACAAGTGTTAATTCATGCTAAATTAGAATATACGAATCAATTAATTGATATCCTTACACCCCATTTCTGTGATGGAATTCAATCAATTTATGACGAAGCAAAAACGGTAAATAATAGTAGTAATAAAACTAAATCTATTTTATTATTATTTCGTACATTTTTAGAAAATGTACCTTCTTGGAGTAATGTTATTATTGAAACTGAGACTGATAGAATAATTGAAATGTCTAGGTGCGATTGGTTAGATGATTTAATTACAGCGGTATTTATAAGTCATACTCGTATTTTGACATCAATTGGTACAAATATATCTAATTCAAATATTGATTTAACTATTCCTAAGACTATTAATTTTATTCATAAATGTTATATTAATATTGCGCGTGAAATGTGGAAGAATCCATATTTATTCAATGAGTATATAATTGCTTCTGAGTATCAAAAGAATATGAGAACGATTGAATTAATTATTAAGGATTCAATTGAAAATACGATAAGGACATTACTCCCAATAAAAGAAATATTAAAACAACACCTTGATAATTATGATACAAATCAACAAGAAACACAGAAACGCCTTACTTCAAATGAATTAAAAAAGATGCTTCATGATGAAATTAAAAACTTAAAGTTGAGTCAAATTGTAGTCAATGAAAATAAATTAAATAATGATGATTCAATTGAAGAACAAGAAGAACAAGAAGAACAAGAAGAGCAAGAAGAACAAGAAGAACAAGAAGAACAAGAAGAACAAGAAGAACAAGAAGAACAAGAAGAACAAGAAGAACAAGAAGAACAAGAACATGAAGAAGAAAAGGTATCGGATGGGGGTCACGAAGGTTATATAAATAATAATACTAATATAGATGATGATTATGTTTCAGTTGATGAAGAAATAATTCAACAAAAATGTTCAGATTTAAGTATTAATACTATTCCTGATATAACTAATAGAGAAGCCATTACTGAAGAAACATATGATAATGTTGATATTATTAAGAATAATGAAGAAGTAAATGAAAAAATAGATAATAAATTATTAAATACATTTATCAATAATTTGTCTGTAGATAAAGTCAGTGAGGATAATATTAAAGAAAGTATTATTGAAGAGAATACTATCGAAAAACAACCGGAACCTGTTCCGGAACCTGCTCCCGAACCTGCTCCCGAACCTGTAACGGGACCTAAACCTGAACCTGAACCAGAACCAGAACCGGAACCTATAAAAATAGTACCTAAATTAACGGATAATAATGAAAAAGAAATAATAAGTGTTGAGAAGGTTTCAGACAATGAAACAGTTGATAATTTTTTTAACGATATATCAAATATTATGAATAAGAAGGCCAATATTCAGATTAATAAGAGACCTGATAAATATACTTTATTTGATGATGCGGCAATAAATGAGTATTAGATAAAAAAATAATATATTTATAAGTTATAAATGTTAGATAATAATTTATTATTTAGTTTAGTTTTGAGTGTTATTAATACGATTGCTTTCTTATTAATAAAAAGTAATGATGAGAATGAAGTAAAGACACAGGATTTAATAATGTTAGGATCTGTTACCTTTATTAGTTCTTTTTTATTAAAGTCTTTTTTAAATCGTGATTTAATGAAAGGTGGAGGAGAAATATTGACACATTCAACAAGGGCCCCTTTTTAATTAATACTATAAAGTATAGAAAGATTTTCTGGGGAACTCTTTTTTTTTAATTCTATATTTATTAAAAATTGTATTTTGAATTATATTTTTGGGTAATGCATTACACGAATATTTTGATATTTCAATATACATATTAAAATTATCTTCAAGTTTAGCAATACTTTCTCCATCTTCTTTTAATGTTAGATTATAGATAAAATTAATAAATGATTCTTTTTCTTTGTAATTTATTCCTTCTTTAAGATTAATCGCATCTAGTATTGTAATTGCTAAACGACATAAATCAAAATTATAATTTGGTTTAATTATTATTTTTTCATCATTTTTGAAATTAAGGTAATTATGTGGAGATGTATATTGTCCTTCAGCTTCGCCGTGTTTTTCAAATGTATCATTAAAGAACGTTTTATTATGGAATGTAAATATTGATCTTCCAAAATCAATTATTTTAAATATATATCCATATGTATTTACTTTATAATATATGTTATTAAACTTATAATAAATATATATCTTATCTGTCTTTGAATACATAACATTATTAATATGGAGGTCATTATGTGTGAATGAATAATGTTTTTGTAAGTATGATAATGCAAATGATATTTGAAATATACAAGATAAAATAATATTTGTATCTAAATCTTCTATATCTGTTAATAGATCTTCTAAAGTCCCTTCTAATTTTTCAATGAAAAATAATTGACAAGGGATGTCCTTTAATTCAATAATATAATCATTCGTACCACTACTACTATTACTACTATTACTACTATTACTACTATTACTACTATCACTATCACTTATATTATTAATAATACTACCATTATCATTATCATTATCATTATCACTATCAGTATCACTTATATTATTAATAATACTATCATTATCACTATCATCCCCACTATCATCCTCACTATCATCCTCACTATCACTTGATACATACATATCAAGGTCTATTTTAAATTTTCTTATATTCTTATGAAACCAGAATTCTTCTTCAAAAAGACTATAATCATCTGTAATATCGTAGTTAAAATTCGCCTTAATTCCATTAATAGCACCATAATATATTGGAAATGATGGATTAATATCATTGATTGTAATTTCTGAACAGATAAAAGAAAAGAATGAATCAATATATGCTGTATTATCAATATTATTAATTTTATTGTATGTATTATGGTTATAACACGACGGTAATAAATTATTTCTATGAATAAAGTTATTATAATTATTCATAATATAATCTGTCGGATTTAGTAATGGAATACATTTACAAAATAATTCTTTTTCATATGAGAAGTTTTTGAATAGATCGTATACTTTACATTTTACAAATATATTTGATGTATGGTATTTTTTACTTATTGTAGAAATAATTTCTTTTATAAAATATCTTCTTTTCAAGTCAATTAATTTATGCGAACTTTTTGTATTATGAATATGGAAATAAAGTGAGAAAAAAGGTTGATAGAATTGTATTTCTTTAATATTTAGAATATTTTGACATGAATTATTTAAGTCTTTTCTCTCTTTCTTATTCCATTTATGGTATTTAATGTTAATCATAATTAAGAAATAGAATACAATAATTTTATAGAATAAACTTATGTGCGTAATTATAAATAAAATATTTAAAAGTAATATAATATGGCGATGAATTTAGAGTTAAAAAAGTTTGATATGTCTCAAATAACAGATAATAGTGTAGTTGTTTTAATCGGTAAAAGGGATACTGGAAAATCATATTTATGTCGTGATATATTACATACCCATAGATCGATACCAGTTGGACAAGTAATTTCTGGTACAGAAGGAGCAAATCAATTCTATCAACAAATAGTTCCTAAACTTTTTATTCATGATGAGTTTAGAACTGATATAGTTCAAAATATGTTAAAAAGACAAAAGTTAATGATAGAGAAAAAAAATGGAGGAAGTATAAATACAGATGAAAGGGCCTTTTTAATATTAGATGATTGTTTATATGATAATACTTGGGCTAAAGATAAGTATATGAGAAGTGTTTTTATGAATGGGAGACATTATAAGCTTTTATTCTTATTAACAATGCAATATGCGTTAGGAATCCCTCCAAATCTCCGTACAAATATAGATTATGTTTTTATTTTAAGGGAAAATTATGTTTCAAATCGTAAAAGATTATATGAACATTATGCGGGGATGTTTCCAACATTTGAAATGTTTTGTCAAGTGATGGATCAATGTACAGAAAATTATGAATGTTTAGTAATTAATAATAATGCAAAATCAAATCAATTATCAGACCAGGTTTTTTGGTATAAAGCTGATTCCCATCCTGATTTTAGGATAGGCGCAGATTCTTTTTGGCAATATTCACAGAATAATTATACAACTGAAGAACAAGTAGATGAAGATTATGGAAAAAAGAAAAATCCAATCCACGTTAATAAAGTTTTATATTAATTATTTTAGACAGTTAGAGAACGGACTGCTTCTAATATATCTTCCTTTGAACGGCCTTGATTATTTAATTTTACAACTGATGTATTTTCACCATTTTCTTTAACAACAACCATGTATGAAGGGAATCCTCTTACACTACCTTTGAATTGATCCATTCCGGATGAATCATCTGTTGTCATAACAAACGATACTGGAGTACCATTTGATGTCTGTACATCATTCATAGGAGTTAATTCTTCAAATGCTGGTTTTGCGTTCTTAGAGTGTCCACACCATTCGCCATATACCATATGGACTTCAACTGATTTTGAGTTTGTTTGACCTTCTATTAAGTCTTCTCCTCCATGATCTAATTTATATAATCCTTCATTATTCATTCCTTCTATTAAGTCTTCTCCTCCATGATCTAATTTATATAATCCTTCATTATCCATTCCTTCAATTAATCCCCCAGATGGTTGATCCCCCGATAATTTTTTCATTATCTCTGATTGATCAAATATTAATCCACTTTTTGATGATGGATCAAATGTTTTAAATTGTGAATCGTGAATTGTACCTTGTCCACGTACTTCATTTAAGTTTCCTAACATATTCGCAGATAAATTACCAAGACTTCTATTTGTTAATAATTCTTGTTGTTTTTCGATTGGAATAATTTCATCCTTTGATTCTTTCGTAAACAATGAAAATGAATCCGTGGTATCAAAAGCATTTACCCATCCTTCACCAAAAGCACCTTTACTGTCCGGTTGAGAAGGAGGTGTCATTGGTTGCGAAGGAGGTGGAGAGGGCTGAGGAGGTGGTGAGGGTTGAGGAGGTGGCGAGGGCTGAGGAGGTGGTGAGGGCTGAGGAGGTGGTGATGGAGGTAGAACATTAGGTTTCGGTGGTAATTGAGCAGGGGGAGGAGCAGGGGGGGGAGCAGGTGGTGGCATAGGCGGTAGTTCTTCTTCCATCGGTGGTAGTTCTTCTTCCATCGGTGGTAGTTCTTCGTCCATCGGAGGCTCATCCATCGGAGGCTCATCCATCGGAGGCTCATCCATCGGTGGTAGTTCTTCATCCATTGGTGGTAGTTCTTCATCCATTGGTGGTAGTTCTTCATCCATTGGTAGTAGTTCTTCATCCATCGGAGGTAGTTCTTCATCCATCGGTGGTTCTTCATCCATCGGAGGTAGTTCTTCATCCATCGGTGGTTCTTCATCCATCGGTGGTTCTTCATCCATCGGTGGTTCTTCATCCATCGGTGGTTCTTCATCCATGGGTGGACCCGAAAGTTCATCATCCATAGGTGGTAGTTCATCATCTACCGATTCTTCATTTCCATCTCCGGAAATAAGTCCCTCAAAAATATTTGTATTGCGCGCAACAATTAATATTAATGCAATAACTAATAATAACATACATAAATCTTCTTTTTTCATTTATAATTTATACATATATTATTTTTTAAAAAAAATGATTAAATAATATTACTTCATTTAGAATCTAAAATCATCTAATTTCCAGTATTCAAAATTATTAGCTACAGGTCGTTTAATAATAAATGGGAGTTTTTTCTGCTTTAATTCTTCAATCGCGATTTCATATACACTACTGTAGGAACTTGAATTTTTTAAGAATGATTCTGCTCCATTAGATAATTGTTGTGATCTTTCAGAAATAATTTTTGTTTTTTCAAACTTAGTTAGGAATGGTTTGCTGATATATCCTTTTTTAACTTCTTCATAATTAGTATTAAAAACTGCTATATCTTCAATTGTATTATCAATAATATCATAACTTGATTCTTCATCAGATGAGTCAACTTCATCCATAGTTTTTACTTATATAGTATAAATTAAAATCAAATTTTAAATAATTTATTTATTTGTCCACGATTGTTTACAATATTTACATATATAGATATACTTCATTGAGTCGTGTTCATATTTAATATATAGAACATTTGATGGTTTCCCTTCTTTGATTGAAATACATTCTTTATTTGTACAACGTATATTTGGATTATTTTGAATTGTTGGTAATGTTATATCATTCTCAAGGTATTGGTTATTATTAATTGTTTTACTCAGATCAATATCATATTCATTATTATAGATACAATTAGTATCATTGTATTCTTTTTTATTACCACAAGCTTTACATCCTAAATAAAGTCTTTGTGTTTCTTCATCAGAATATAGGAATAAATGATTATCACATTTATCGCAAAAATTAATCTCCATTATAATACTTTATTATATTTTTAATTATAATATCAAATTTATAAATAGTATTTATTTTATTTATCCATATAGAGGTTATATTTTTTATATAATTCTAAATAGTTTAATTGTATTTTAATACGATAGAATGGAATTGAAATATTCATTATCTTGTTATTTATATTTTCACTTAAAAATTTAGATATAGAATCTTTATTTTTGTTATTTTCTTTATGCATTTCTTGAAGGAAACATTCAAAACCATTCGGTATATCACTTATATTTTTTAGTAAAAGTGTATTAATTGTTTCATATTTAATTACTTTATTATACAATTTATTTATTTCTCCATTGTTATTTTCTTGACCCGGTTCATGGTGTAATGGGTTATTATCTAATAATGATTGAATTGTAATTAGAACTGTTGTTATATCCATAATTGATGTCCATTTTGGACCTGACCAAGTTCCAAGAATTGATAAACATACTTTTCCACCACCATCTTTATTTCCTCCAACGTATATATTTGGATGAATTCTTATATTATTCCTTGATACATAACTTATTTCGGGTGGCGCGAATGGATAATTCTTAGGGAATTGAATATTAAAAAATAAAAATCCACCTTCATATAATGAATCTTTGGGCCCTATAACCATTGCTTTTGCTTTTAGTAAATCTTCTTCATTAAAATCAATGTAAATTCCAAGAGAATTTAAATTTAGTTTATTTACTTCTTTAATATCTTTTTTAATTATTCTTTTAATTGCGTTTGTCGCCATAATATGTATATTTAATATGTATTTTTAAATATTAAAAATAAAATTTGATTTTTATATAAGAAATAAAATATTAAGAAATATATGACTATTAATTCAAAATTATTAAACTTCCTTGATAAAAATCCAAAAACAGAAAATGGAAAACATACTCATATCATTTATGCTCCAAGTCCTGGTAGATCTTATACAATACCAGATGATAAAATAGATGAGTTTTATCAATTGGTACATGATTCGGTATTTATAAATAAGGATAAATTATCAATTGTTGAGAAAATGCAACCAATTTGTCGTTTAGTAATTGATTTTGATTTTAAATATAAAAATAAGTTATCAGGTCGACAATACAATGACACTATACTAACTAAAATTATTCAAAATATCTTTTCTAATATTGAAAATCTCTATCATCTTTCAGAAGAACAAAAAGTATGTTGGATAATGGAGAAAGATAATATATGTAGTGCACCCCAACAGGGTTATGAATCCAAGGATGGTATTCATCTCTTATTCCCTTATATTATTGCTGAAAAAAAGAGTTACCTTAAGTTACGAGAATTAATGTTAGAATCAAATTACCATCAATATTTTGAAGAAGATGGTAAGATACCTCCATCAAATACAATGGAAGAAATAATTGATGATGCTATTTATAAAGGTGGAAACTGGTTTATTTATGGTTCTGGAAAGCCGACTGAAAATATGAAATATAAATTAACTGGTATTAAAAAACTTTCATCAGATAGATTAATTAATCTACCAATTGATTTATATCTTGATGAACCATTGGAAATTATAAAGAATAATAGTGTAGTAAATCACGAATCTATGAATGTTCAATATACTGAATATCTACATAATCGACTTAAAACTAAAATTCTAAGAACTAGTAGTTCAATGGAGAGTGTAGAATCAATTGAGATTCTGCAAGCTGTTCTTACAGCCACTCAGAAACATGATATAGAAGTTGCAAAGAAATTAACTATGATTTTATCAACAGAAAGGGCAAGTAATTATACAGATTGGATTGATATCGGATACTGTTTACACGGGATTTCATCAGACCTTCTACAAACATGGATTGCATTTAGTAAAAAGTGGAGTATGTACAATGATGCTACTGAATGTCATAAACAATGGGAATGGTTTCAAAGGAATAATAACAAACAAATAACTATTGCTTCATTACATTTTTGGGCGAAACAGGATAATCCTGAAGAATATAAGAAAGTGTTGAGGGATTCCCTCGAAAAATTAGTTGAGATTAGTATTCGTGGGGATAAGTCTACTGGACCCCATGCTGATGTTGCCAATGTAATTTATCATTATTTTAATTCGAGGTTTGTCTGTGCGAATATTAAGGATAATATTTGGTATTATTTTAATGAATTAATTGGTGGACGATGGGAAGTAACTGAAATGGGTCATAAGTTACGGTCCCGGTTATCAAATGAGATTGTTGATTTATATATGCATTATCAGAATAAATATCAACAATTAGCAAATACAGCCGAGGAAGGGACAGATCAACATTTCTATATGAATAATCGTGTAGCGAATTGTAGTAAAGTAATTATTAAATTAAAGGACTCTGGTTATAAAGATAAGATTATGAAGGAATGTAAGGAATATTTCTATGATAAGGAGTTTGTTGAAAAATTAGATGATCAAAAACATTTAGTTGGATTTGACAATGGCGTATACGATCTAAATAAGGGTGTATTTAGAGGAGGACTACCATCTGATTATGTAAGTTTATCTACTGAAATTACACTTCCTATCCCTAAATCAATGATGCCCATTGGAATTGATGAAATTATTGATATATCAAAGGAGATAGCTGATTATGATGATTTAAATGAAGGACTGAACGACTTTCTAGAAAAAGTATTTCCTAATCCAGATGTAAGAGAATATACACTACGGTTCCTTTCTAGTTGTTTATCTGGAGAAATACGGGAAGAAAAGTTTTACTTTTGGACGGGTTCAGGTGGTAATGGTAAATCTAAATTAGTTGACTTGATTGAATTATCATTGGGTAAATATGCTCGTTCAATGGATGTAGGATATTTAACAACCAAAAAGGGGTCATCTGCCTCGGCATCTCCTGAATTAGAGAGTATTAAACAAGCAAGATTTGTATGGATGTCAGAACCAGAGAAAACAGATACAATTTATGTGGGTAAATTGAAGTTAATGACGGGTGGTGATAAGATGACTACTCGAGGATTGTATAAAGAGACAACTCAATTTAAGCCTCAATTTAAGATTATTCTTATGTGTAATGATTTACCTCAATTGGGTGGTAATGATGGAGGTATTTGGAGAAGGATTGAAGTTGTTGAGTATATTTCAAAGTTTACTG